TCCATTAAGTATTCTTCAGCTGACATATCAACTGCATTTCTACCTTGAGTAATACGTTGATGAGCTGCTATAGAATCTCCAAAGACATCTACTAATCTTTGTCTACTAGCTTTAACATCTTCTACAATCTTCTGATACTTTTCACTAGATGTATATTTTTGTAATACATCTTCTACCATTTCTTCGCTAATGTCAGCTTCTCTTGCTACTCGCTCTCTTTGAATAGGTGTAGTTACAGAAGCTGTTGATCCATCTTCGGCTCCCCATTCATTTCTTATTCTTTTCTGTTGTTCCCAAACTATAAAAGGATCTTCTTGTGATATATGAGCAGCTTGATGTGAATCAGCTATAGGTTTATTTTTACTACCACGGAATCCAAATTCATTACGTCTTAATTCTTGGACTCCTTTTCTATTTGTTTGGATATCTACACTTCCTTGTCTATTAGATACTTGAGTTTTTACAGCTTTAGATCCTTTACCTAGTAGTAAAGTAGCTGCATCAAAAACCATACCAATACCTATTCCTTCAGCTATATTCTTAAATTTCATCCAAATAGGATGATCTGTATCTTTAGTACTTAAAGGAGTATCAATTAGACCATAACGATCTCTAAGCATACCTAATGCATTATGACCGTCTGATTCTTTAGATATTAAATCTGAGACAGCACCAACGCCAGCAGCTCTAACAAGGCTACTAGTACCAGCCCATGCTCCTGCCAGACCTACTCTTCCTAAAGTAGCTTTAGCAGTAGGTATGATAGCAGCAGCTAAGGTACCGAAGTGAACAGTACCTTCTAATAATTGACCCCACCATGTTTTAGTAATAATAGGATTATCATAGTTTTCAAATGGATCCCACTCTGGTCTATAATAACCCTTTTCTCTTCTTTCTCTAGACATTTCTCCTGATAGTGCATCTACTGTGCGTTCAGGGAAAGTAGTTATAGAAGAAGCTGTTTTCTGTACACCACCGTGTATAGCTGAAGATATTTCTTTAGCAACAGCAGCAGTACCCCATTGTTCAGAGTTCCTTGGATCATCTTGTTCAGATACTGCTTGTTGTTCTTCTTCTTGAATTTGTGTTTGTTGAACTTCTTGTTCTTGTCGTTGATTTTTTATATCAACATATAAATCAATAGGTCTATTTAAAGCTTCTTGATCTAATTCTAAAGACAGTTCTTGTGATTCTTCTGGTTCCATATTACCTTAGTAATTCTTGTTCTTGAAGTTCTTTTAAATATTCTTGCAAAACATTAGGCGATATACCTGACCAATCTATTTGAGGTCCGAAAGCTTCAGTTAAAGTAAGAACATCTTCTGGTATTAGATTTGGTAGTGGATTAGGGTTTTCTACTAATGCTCCATATTGATTACTTGTATTAGCAGCTAATCTAGCTAATCTTCTTTTTAATTCTGTTTGAAGTTCTTCGTCAAATTTTGTATTAAGAAAACCATTTATATTTTCTTCTTCTGATAACACATCCGTTATATTCTTAGGAGTTAAACCGTATAAACCTAGTGTATTTATACGTTTATCTTTTGATTCGTTTAGAACCTCTATTAATGACATTTCTGATAGATTACCAGGTTTTTCTAATATGTAAGGGTTAGTAAGAGTATATGCATTAGGATCATCATTTATCTTTAGATGTTCATATACTTCAGGATTATCTTTTTCTATAACTTCAGCTCTATATGTTCTACCAGCTGTATTATGATTAGTAAGTAATCTAGAAGTATCTATAGGTAAAGAATAATAAAGTTTTTTATCTAACTCTACTCCTTTGTATATAGCTTTAAGAGCGTTATTGAAATCTTCTTTCTTTTCTATTCGATCTTTATGGATCTCCATTCTATGAACAGCTATTTCTCTAGGAGTCATATCTTTAAACATATTATCATCAATTTGTCTATAGTACTGTGGAAATTCACCGTAACCTCTTGACCACTTCATAAGTTCTTCAAAGGCGACTTCTTCTCCTGCCCAGAAAGTTGGTTGATTAAGTACTGATAATTTATCATCTTGTGATTTACCTCTAAGTCTTGGGATAATATCTTGTCTACCTTCAGTTATAGAAGAAATAATTCTTTCATCAAATCCCTCTTCAATAGGATTAGCATAGTATTCTTTATATTTCTCTTTAATAAACTTTAAGGCACCTGCTTGAGCATCTCTTACTGATAATTTAGTTTTAAGTTCTTCAAATTTAGTTACATAATCTTCTTTGCCTTGAAATACTATCCAACCGAATCTAGGATTACTTTGAGCAGTATTGATATCTGTTATTTTCATTTGATCCATAACCCATGTATCCCATCCACCACCTTTTTGCAGTGCATTGAAATATGATTTGAATGTCAGTTTACCAGTACCAATACTTTTTCCAGACGATCCTTCTTCTTCATCAGTCCCTTTAATAGCTTCTTGAAATTTACCTTTCCAATACTTCGGTAAACTATTATACATTGCATCATCTAACGGTGCATTTTTATTATAATCATTACGTAACCTTTCTAATGTTATAGAGTGATCAGGTCCGTCTAATCTAGTTAAACCATTAGTCCAAGGTGTCCAGATAGGATCAAAAGCTGCTATTTTAGGGTTTCTACGGTAAGCTCCTCCTTCTCCGTTTTCTCCAACTAACCAGGTTTGTCTCCATTTTTCCTCTTCTTCTGGGTTTGATAAGGTACCATCCTCTTGTAATTTTGCAAACTCTTTCTCTCCTTGTTCTATATCATTCTTAGCATTATTTCTATCTCTTTTAAGATCCTCCTCATTCTTTTTACTTTGTAGTGTTATTTGTCTACCTTGTATCCAATTAGAAAGTCCATTATTTAGATCTGCTATCTTTTTAGTTTTACCAGAACTTCTATCTGTAACATACCCTCTAAGTATCTTAGTATAAGTCTCAGCAGTCACGTGTCCATCTTTCTCTAATTCAGTTAGATCATTTATCAACTGATTTATAGCTTGAGGAGTATTCTTTTTATTACCAAAATATTCATGCTTAAAGATATACTCTTCTATAGCCTTACCTCCATTACTATTTATATTATCTAATAATTCATGTTGTCTATTAGTTTTATAAATGGCTGAACTTTTAGCTACCCAAGCTCTTGAAGCTTGGTTTTTATAATTAGATAGCTGCTTACGATAATTATTAACAAATAGTAATTTCTTTTCATGATCTAATTGCTGCCAGTCTGGAGTTCTAGCTATTTCAACTAAATAATTATGAGATGAATCATCAAATTCTTTAAATTTCCCATGCTCAGCTATCATATTATAACCTAAGCCATCTCCTGCAAATTTATTTACATGTTGTGTAGATAGATTCAGAACGTCTTGATTAGTATTCTTACGCAGTTTATTTGATTCATTATGTTTAGTAGCTGCTCCTTCTAGAACATTTTTTACACCTGTATTTGTATTTGGATTTTGAATTTCAGCAGTTATTTCTTGATCAAGTTTTCTTTTCTTTACTTCATCTTCAGTTAATGGAATATAATCTGAATCATTGTAATCTCTACCTCCCATACCTGTACTATATATACCTGTTCTATTTATTCTACTCTGTTCTTCTTGAACTGCTGCTTCTTTATCAAGATCCTTTACTTCTTTATCTGCTTCTCTTTTAGCTTTAGCTGCCTTTAAATTCTCCTTTAGTTTAGGGATACCACCTATGATATCACCTAACTGTTGTAATTGTCTTTTTTTTTCTTGTTCTCTAAATGCAGCATAGTTACCTTCTGCTGCAGTTTGAGCTTTATTATCTTGTATTAAATCTTGGATAATTTTATTCTGTGCATTTACTAAAGAAGAAGTATCTTGATAATTTAAACTATTAAATTTGAATGAATCCATTAGTACACAACCTCCATGTCTACATCAATTTTACTATAGTCAACAGTAAGATAATTATCACGTATACCTACAGCCATAGGATCAATCTTAACTACATCTTGTGCCATAGCTCCACGATAACGGGTAGCATTATTTTTGTAGTTAAATTCATATACCTTATGTCCATCAGGAGATATATCAACCTGTTCTATATTTTCTTTTAGTCTTATATCAGAAGCAGCAGATAAAGCAGCAATACTAGTTGCAGTTTGTAATCCGAACTGAGCTGCATTTAGGAATTGACCCATTGTATCTTTAGGAGGCATCATAACTTGCTGACCATATTGAGGAGGTAATCCTAATTGAGCTCTATTTTTACCAAGTCTAGCATCTCTTCTAAGGAAAGCTCCTCTTTCTGCTTGTGCTACTCCTTGTGTACTAAAGCCATAAAGTTTGTTTTCTACCTCAGCTCTTTTAGCTAATAAAGCTACTGCTTGATTTCTGCCAGCAGTTCTAGAACGACCACCTTCATCTACAAAAGCTTTTGAAGCTTGTTCTCTAGCTATATTTTCATATTGAGTAAAGGCTCCTCCTCTTGATTTAGATAGGGCTTGTTCTATATCACTTATATCTCTACTATATCCAGTAGCGATTTGCTCCCTACCTCTTATATAATCTGTTTCTTTATTCCAATGCTTTACTGAATTAGCACGGAATTCATAATCTTTTTGTCTTTGTCTAGCACGGGCTTGTTCTCTAGCCCCAGCATTAGGATCTGCACACACGGCAAAACTCGATAAAGGATAAGTTGTTAGGTCCATACTTGAGTTCTCTCAAGAATTTGAAACCTAAAAATTTGAGTAGTTTAAGGTGAATTATATTTCGTCGATCTACAACATTCCAAAGTAAAGGTTCTGTTCTACTCTCAACAAACCTTTTGGATTCTCTTGCAAACGTATGTGGGTATTCTTTAATAGCTTCTGTACATATCATCCATATAGCTCCCTCAGAACTGACTCCAGCCATACCAGCAGTCTTGCCGTTAGGCACCGTGAAATACACAGCAGAGCCCTCCTGAGCGATGAATTTAGCGTACTCTATTGGATCATACCCATGACCCTCTTCGACCTCTCTACGGTCTTCTGGACGTAGATTAGAGGCTACATTTAAAGCAGCCTCCAATGTTATTGGGTGAATGTATTTAGACACGTTTATAATATCTTTGTGTATAATCTCCTTCCCAGCTCATTGAATGTAATGTAGCAGGTGTAGGGTTAGTTGATTTAAGTGTTATATCTACGTTTGTATTCCTTTCATATACGGGAATAGTTCTAATTGTTTCTGATAAATATGGGGCATCTCCTAAATCATAAGAATCTAAACTACG